TGTGAGCGGCCCTCTCACAGCCCGACCTCCGCTAAAAGCCTGATCGCGTCCTTGCGCTTCTGCGCCTTATCGGCACGTTTCAGGAGTGCCTCGCGTTCCCGTGCTTTGCGCGCATCTTCGCGGGCACGGATTTCAGCGCCTTTCTCCCGCCACGCGGCCGCGAACCGGAGGCGCGCATCCGCCTCCGCGTCATACGCGGTGCGCAGCGTGGCCCCGCATGTGTGGAGGGTCTTGAGGAACGCGGTGATCCGTGCAGGTTCGCACGGATCGAAGTGGAAGGTTTGACCGGCCTGTTCGACGATAAATTTTTCTCCGTCGAACCAAGCAGTGACGGCCCATGCGGGGGCGGTGGACCGAGCGGCGCTCACAGCTCGGCCCCGAACGTGTTGCGCACTAAGTCGGTCTCCCAACATTCGCCGCTATATCGGCGGCGTGGGGTTAGGTAACGCCAATGTGACGGGCGCAAGCGGCGCGCTGATCGGACGAGGCGGCGATAGATGTGGTAGCTGGTCATCGGCTGCTCCACCGTGCAAAGCGCCGCCGGCGCAACGGCGAGTCGCACATCTCGAGGCCGTGATATTCGTCGGGGTCGGGCGCGACGAAAGTGTCGTGGTAGTCTGCGTCGTCGAAGAAGTCGATATGCTGACCGGACCACGAGTCGAGGTTTTGGACCACGTTGCGGCGGCCGAGCCGGTTTGTGAAGATGACTGTTGGTGACATGTCCCAGGTTCCTTCGCCGCGGAGCCTCATCAGCACCAGATACGCGGCCTACGGGTGAACGCGCTTGCGCGCGTTTCGGCGTCGGGGGTGGGGTGGTGTGGTGGGGCGCCTATCGCCCCGTCGAACCAACGTCACGACGTTATCACATTTTGGGGCACACGTCAACATAACTGTGAACATACATTGGGGCTGGTGCAATTCGGCTGCAATTCGGCTGCAATTCGGCTGTTCCTGGGCGTCCTTACTCCTCGTCATCGATGAGAGGTTTGTCGGGGTCGAGGCGGTGGGGGCCGTGCTTGAGCATGTCTTGGTGCGCCTTGAGCGCGTCGAGCGAGGCTTGGATTTCGGGCGTGACAGGCATGTTGGCGGCGCGCTGCATAAGCTTCTCAGCATCTTCAAGGGATACTTTCCGTATCCCGTTGATGGCGTCGATGCTCAGCGCCCGGCCGTTGCCGTCGAGCACTTCGAGAACGTTGAGCCGGCCGCGTTCATCAATCTCAATGTATTCGCCGCGCCGCCGGTAGATGTATGGATCGTAGTCTGATTTGAGTTCGGGGTGCTCTTGTCGGCATACGATGCGGTATTGGTTCATGCGTTGCAGTGTTCGAATCGCCGTATTTTCATCGGCACAGTGTATGTGCATTGGTAGGTCTACGTGACGCGCTGACTCCATGAACGGGGCGACGTCAGTGTATGATGAACGTCCAACGCGCGGTCGGCCTCTTGCCATTGTCTGGGTGTCCCTGGTTGTAAAAATCGGTCAATTGTGACATATGATGTGGTTGGTGTCAAGGGGCCTGTAGCGCCTTAGAAGCGTTTAACATGCTGGTCGGCAACGGGGGGTGGCATGGGTTGGGTTTTCAGAGCTGATTATTAAAAAAAAAAAAAAAAATTAAATACCTCTTTGGCAAAATCAATCGGGTCAAAGTCAAATAGCAATTAAGCGAGTACCAGGGCGCCTCAGGCCCGTGTACACCGATGGACCGTCCATACATGGACACGGGGGCTTGCGCCCCCGCCCCCCTCCATCGTGTTAGAGATCAGCGTCAACCACGCCCGTCGCGGCTTGTTCTTTGACGATGCGGGTAGCAGCCGGCCGCAGCTTGGGATTGGCCGCTTCGTGGATCGCAATGGCTTCTTCCCAAGTGGCCGCCTTGCCGCGCGCCACGATGGTGGCCAGGACGCGATCCTTTTGCCCCTTGGTTGCGGCGTATTCGGGCGCGCCCTTCATCGCCGCGGAGATGGCTTTCTTTGCCATCCGCCAAACCTCGGCGTCAACCGGATCGATCGGCTCGGCGCTTTCGCGGCGCACGCGAAGTTCACCGCTATACAACGTGTCGAGTCGCTTTTGGGCTTTGGCGAACAGGTCGCCGTCCGAGAGCGTGTTGCCGTCGTCGTCCGTCTTGTCGGCAATCGCGTCGTTGAGGATTTGGCGCAAGCCATAGTCGAACACGTGGGTGAGCACGGTCTGTGAGAACCGTGACGGGTCTACCGTCATCGTGCCATATTTCGAGCCGCGTCCCAACGGTACGATTGTGTTTACCATCTCGATAATCATTGTCTTCATCCCAGGTTTGTTGTCGCCATTCGCGACAACCTCATAATCGCACAACGCCCGCTCCATGTACATTATTTGTTTTGCATGGGTGGTATGCAAAAACGCCGCGAGGCCGGGGTACCGCCGTCGAGGCACCCCCCTCGGTCGTGCGTATACCCCCCTCAGCAAATATAAGCTCCTGGAGGTAATTGTACACCCCCCTCAGCAAATATGAACTCTGCAAACAAATTGTACATCCCTCTGGACGTAACCCCTCCGATTTTCCTTGACACGCTCGCCACGATATGTCATCGTGGCGCATGACGTTGGATTTGGAAATCGCCGGCCCTATCCGTGAACTTGCCGAGGGCGAGCGGGGGGTAGCACGCGCCCCGACGCTGAAACGGCTCCGGGACAGCCATCACGCCGTCGCGCGGCTCCTGGCGCACGGGCTCACGCCGTTTCAGGTGTCGTTGCAGACGGGGTACTCTCCGTCGCGGATTTCGACGTTGCAGGTGGACCCGGCGTTTCAGGAACTTCGGGAGTTCTATCGGCGGAACGCCGACGCGGTGGCGCAGGAGTTCGAGGCGAAGATGCAGCTGGTCGCGCAAGATGCGGCGCAGCGGATTCATGAGATGGTGCAGGACGACGAGATCGAGTCGCCCGCGCTGCTGAACGAGATATTCAAGACGTTTGCGGATCGGGCCGGGTTCGCGCCGGTCCAGCGCTCCGTCAACAAGAACATGAACCTGAACATCGGTGAGCGGCTTGACGCCGCAAGGCGGCGGAAAGATGAGGCGGCCTAAGGAGGATCAGATGGTGAGCACCGCTCGGTCTTGGATATGCCTGTGAACACCGTAAGCGACCTCAGCAACTATGAGGTCGCTTCGATCACGCTTCTTATCGCCAATGGCATCCTCGTGCCGGTCGTCCTTTTCTACGTGGCGCACGCGAAGAACACCCGCCTCAATGAGTTCGCGGGCGTACACAAACGCCTCGACCACCTCGACGAGTGCCTTGATGGCCTGCGGCTGCAGGTGGTGGGAAGCGGGGTCACGCGGGTGGAGTTTGACAGCCGCTGTCTTGACATCCGCCGGGAGATGCTGGCAGAGATCGACAAGCAGGATACGGCGCGGCACGATCAGAGCGCCCGAACAATGAACATGGTGACCTCGCTAGAAGATCGGCTGACACGCCGCATCGAGCTGATCGAGGGGCGGGCGCGGCCTTTGGAGGCCGAGTACCACACTCTCCACCAGGAGAAGAAGTGATGGCGCAGCACGACGGCATCTTGGGCCGGGCCGCCTACTCCGACGCCGAGGCGTTCACCAACTTCCTCGAAGCGATCAAGGTGGCCGAAAGCGCGGCCAAACAGCTGGCGTTCTACCGTGAGCAGCCAGCGTGGCTCCACGTCGAGAACTCGCTCGCGGGCGTGCGGCAGGCCGCCACACAGCTCGCTATCGCCGGAATAGTGCGGGCGCACTGATGGCCCAGATCACCATCATCTACGACACCATCGAGCCGCCGGTCTCGTTCCAGCGCGTGCCCGACGGACCGCAGTTTCGGCTCGCCCAAATGGCGATACCCGACGACCTCTCCGAGGTCGATGTGTACGACGTGGCGCGGCGGCTCGCCGAACTGTTGCTGGAGAAACTTCGTTGATCCAGGTTCTGGCGCGGCCCGCGCGGCCCGACGCAAAACTCATAATCAAGGTGCGCTGGCACGCAGCATGCGCGCGAAAGCAAGCATTAGGCGCAAGCCCGGCGCTGGGTGCCCCTGGGAAAGTTCTCCCCTTCGCCCTTCCCCAGGGGCAGCACCCATGATAGACATCGACGACCGAACCCTCGATGAACTCATAGAGTTCCTCGCAACTTTCGCGTCGGACCCACTTGGGTTTGTCCGCGCCGTTTTCCCGTGGGGGCAAGGTGAACTCACTTCGCGAAGTGGACCCGAACAGTGGCAAGCCGATCTCCTCACTCGCATCGGAAACGGACTGTCCCCATCACAGGCTGTGCTGGAGGCTGTTGCCTCAGGCCACGGTGTCGGGAAATCAGCTCTGGTCTCTTGGATCATCTTGTGGGCCCTGTCCACTGCGACTGACACTCGGGGGGTGGTCACCGCCAACACCGAGACCCAACTGAAAACCAAGACCTGGGCCGAACTCGCGAAGTGGCACCGCCTCTTCGTCGGCCGAGACCTCTTCAAACTTGAGGCCACCTCCATCTTCTCCCTCGATCCAGAGCACACCAAAACGTGGCGGGTCGATATGGTAGCGTGGTCCGAACGTAACCCTGAGGCGTTCGCCGGCCTGCATAATCAGGGCCGCCGCGTGTTTATGATCTACGACGAGGCGTCCTCCATCCCCGACGTGATATGGGAAACCTCGGAAGGATTCCTGACCGATGAGAACACTGAGAGGGTTTGGCTGGTATGCGGCAACCCGACCCGATCATCGGGTCGGTTCCGTTCTACGTTCGACGACGCGCGATGGTACACGACGCAGGTTGATGCACGAGAAGTGTCGTTCACGAACAAGGCCCAGATCGCGGCGTGGGCAGATGCATATGGCGACGACTCGGACTTTTTCCGAGTACGTGTCAAAGGGGTGTTCCCTCGAGTTGGGGCGCTGGAGTTTATCTCAGCTTATGCTGTGGCAGAAGCCCGCGCCCGCGAAGCCGTCGCGCAGCGCTTCGACCCCCTAATCATCGGCGTTGACGTGGCGAGGTTCGGTGATGATGAAACTGTCCTCGTGGTGCGGAAGGGCCGCGATGCTCGCACTACTCCTGCTGTGCGGCTGCGGGGACTTGATACCATGTCCGTCGCCGCAAGAGTCGTGGAGTTGTCTCAACACCTCCACGCCGATGCTATTTTTATTGATGGCGGCGGTGTTGGTGGAGGTGTTGTGGACCGTTGCCGACAGCTTCGTCTTTCTGTGTACGATGTGCAGTTCGGTGGCAAAGCGTCGCGCAGCGACCTGCTTTCGCAGGGCGAGAGCTACGCTAACAAGCGCGCCGAAATATGGGGGGCCACGCGGGCGTGGCTAGACGCCGGTGGCGCTATCGAGGACGACGACACTCTCGCCGAACAGCTAGTCGCGCCAACCTACGGGTTCAATGCGCGGGACGAGATACAGCTCGAACGCAAGGAGGACATGAAACGGCGCGGTGTGGCATCGCCCGACTGGGCTGACGCACTCGCGCTGACCTTCGCCTTCCCGGTGATGCCGAACCTCGACGCGGGGCATGAAGGCCCGCACCATCCTCTCGTCGAGACCGAGTACGATCCATTCTCCTCAGAGAGGGCCGCGGCATGAAATCCAACGTCAACACACTCAACCTCGCCGACGCCTCCAAGCGGAAGCCCGCTACGAAGCGCCCGGCAGCCCGGAAACCAGCTAAGTCGAAAGGAAAGTCCAATGCGTACTAACCAGGTTCTGGCGCGGAGCATCTTGGCGCTCTTTGTCGCCGCCTTCTTTATTGGCGACGCCGACGCACAAACCCGTGCGCCCGGCACCGAGTATTTCCTCGGCCCCACGCTTGGGAAGGTGTGGGAGGGTGCAGACTCATACGCGGGCGTCCCCAACGCCCAAACCGGAACGACCTACACCATAGTCCCAAACGATTCGGGCAAGCTCGTGTCGTTTTCCAACTCGTCGCCGGTGGCGGTGACGCTGCCGAAGGCAGGGACGCCGGGCTTCTCGTCCGGCCGCAAATTCATCTTCCAGAATATCGGCGCGGGTACGGCTACCATCACACCCACCACCAGCACAATCTGCGGAGCGGCAACGCTTGCCCTCACGCAGAATACCGGCGTGATAGCGTATTCGGACGGCACCAACTACCTCTGTCAGAATACCGTGGCGGCCGGCGTTGGTGCGGGTACGGTGCCTAGTGGCGGGACCGGCCAAACAACCCTGACAGCGCGTAGCGTACTAATCGGTGAGGGCACCTCGGCCGTTGGTTTCGCTGGACCGTCCGCCACGGTCGGCGCAGCACTCGTATCGGCCGGCTCCTCAGCCGACCCACTGTTCACGACAGCGCTCCTCGCACCAAACGTCTCTAGCGGCGTCAATCAAGTCGTCGTGACTGGTGCAGCGACTGGCAGCGTACCGTCCGTCAAGGCGGGCGGAGCGTCTGGTGATGCCGCCGAGGCGATGGACTTCGGCACGAAGGGAACCGGCAACCTTCGGTTCCTAACCGACGATACGGCGGTTCAGTTCTCAGTCCTCCGCACCGCCTCCGCAGTCAACAACCTGAACGTGACCGGCTCCACCTCAACCAACGTGGTGCCCATCACCACAACCGGCTCCGGAGCCACCATCCCCATCGGCCTCTTTCCCAAGGGCACCAGCACAGTGGCCTTGGGCGGTACCACCGTGGCGAACTCGTCGGTACAGGCCAATACCGTTGCGTCGGCGGTCGATTTTCTGTCCTTGAACGGTGCAGCGACTGCCAATCCAGCCTACCCGTCTATCATAGGGACAGGCACCGACACCAACGTAGGGCTGGCCCTACAGACTAAAGGCGTGGCCAGCGTTTTCGTCGGCGGGGCCGCCAACGCCAACGCCGCCTTTGAGGTCGTTAACCCTGCGGGCACCATCGTCAACCACCTGATCGCCACACCGTCGGCGACAGGTGCAGCGCCGTCCCTGACGTTGGGCGGTTCTGGCGCGGACGCCAACCGCGACCTCTCCGTTGCGGCGGCTGGCACCGGCAACGTCCGTCTTGGCGGGGCGACCTGCACAGTCACCGGCGCAACGCCCGTTACCTGCAACGGTCAGCGTGGCGTTGCCACCACAGGTACCCTGACCACAGCGGGCGCGACCGCCGCAACTGCCTATGTCATCAACGACTCCTCAGTCGCCGCCACGGACGTTATCCAGTGCACTGACCTTGGGTACAGCGGCACGCTGGTCACTAATGGCTATCCCTGGATCGCCTCCTGTGTGCCCGGCTCCGGTACGATCACCGTCAACATCGTGAACACGCACGCGACGAACGCCCTCAATGGCACCGTCAAGATCGGCTTCGTAGTATTCTGACCTGGATAAAAGCCATGATTAAGATGTCAAAGCGACTCGCTTTAGTGGGGACAGCTCTGTTATGGGCTGTCGCAGCCGGTGCGCAGCCCTCACCAGGGGGACCACCTATCGGCAGTATCCAGCAACAGGCAAGTGCTGATTCGGTCAGCAACTACGTTTTCAAGCCGGCGGGAGGGACAACCGGAAACGCCTTATCTCTGTATAGCCTCTCAGTCAAAATTGGTGCGACGAGTGGCTACGTAATGGTGTTTAATGCGACGGCAATACCCGCGAATGGGGCGGTGACACCGCTTTGGTGTTGGCCGGTTTCTTCTGATGGCACCAAAGGTGCCGTCGCTGCGCAGTGGGAGGCACCTATAAGAGCAACAACCTCACCCGTTGGAATCGTTGCAGCGTTTTCAACGACGGGGTGCGATACTCTTACAGCGTCAGCGACTGCCAAGTTTATGGGGCAGGCGCTATGAAATATCTCGCCGCAATAGCGGCCATTTTATTCTACGGAAGCGCGTCAGCGCAGGTAGTTCACGATGGAAATTCTACTGCTGTTGCTGCGGGCAAATTAAATACCGACGGCTCCAACGCGACGCTGCCCGCCGTGCTCAACAACTTCGGCATCGGCAGGACCGTTGTTTACGGCGCGAATAGCGGGATGCTTTGCAATGACGGCACCTTCGACAACACGAGCGCGCTCCAGGCCGCCGTCAATCTGACGCAGGCGCTGGCTTTCCCGGCGACCGGCAATGGCGGCGGGGTTTTGGTGCTCCCGGCCGGATTGTGCCACGTCAGCGGCACAATCAACATCACGAGCGGGATAACCATCGTCGGCGCGGGGAAGGGGTCAAACCAGGGGACAGGAAACACCGGCGGCACGGTTATCCGGGACACCCGCACGACGGGTGACGTGTTTGCCGTCGCGTCGCTGGGGGGTGTAACCATCCGCGACCTCTACATGGACAGCGATACCCCAAAGACGTCCGGCGCCTGTCTCAGCTACACCGGCACCGGAGGCTCGACGTACAACGAGCGGAGCTACGTCGATAACGTCATTTGCTCGAACGCCTGGGACGGCATCCGCCTCGATTCCGCCTATGCGTTCAAGACGAATAACTTCGAGTCGATAAATCACGGGCACGACGGGATATTGAAGATAAACACCATCGTCAAGGACGGTGGCGAGGACGCCTATACCGCAACTCGGCTTCGTTGCCTTAATCGCTGCACGACCGGCACCGAGGGCAACAACGCCTTCACGACGGTCAACACGACGCCCACCGTCACCGTGGCGCACACCGCGCACGGCATGTCCACCGGGCAGATCGCCATCTGGTACGGCGCGACCGTCTTCAACAACATCACGATCCACGGCTACTACCCGGTCACCGTCGTCGACCCCAACACCTTCACGATCACCGCCGACACCAACGCGAACGCATCGAGCGCGGGCGGGGGCACGCCGACCTACTGGTACGGGAACACCGCCGGGTTCGAGTTTCGCGCCGGTGGCGACATCGCCATCGTCGGCTCGAAGCTGATCGGCAACGGCTTCGGATTTCTTGCCAACATGACGACCGGTCCGACCGGCACCGTGAGGATTTCCGCCGACTCGCTGGAAGAAAACCGCATCTCCCCCATCGGCGTCATCCAGGCGATCTCCGGGGTCGAGTACGGCAACGTCATTATCACCGGCAATCAAATGTCGTCCATCGCGGCGCAGCCGGTATTGAGCAACGGGCTCTATGTGGGAATCGGCACCCCGAACACCGCGCCGAAATGGGTCCGCAACATCGCCTATACCGGCAATGTCCACAACGATTCGGTATCCAGCGGCTCGGTGCTCAACCTCCTGGACGGCACCGGATACTCGATCACCGGGAACGTGTGGGACAACAACGGCACGGCGGGCGGGACAGTCCTCAACGTCGGCAGCGCGGCGCTGAGCGTCGCCTATTCCGGCAACCAGCTTATCGGGACGCCCTCGGGCGAGTTCACCTCGACGACGATGAACTGGTCGGCGATCGACTTCAAGCAGACACCCGCTCCTAGCGTCATCCTCAACGGCGGCGCGGAGGTCGATCAGGTCAACGAGAGCCTGGATGCAACCCGCCCTTACTCCACGCCAACGGGCGGCAACACGAACACCCTCGACGGCTGGATTCTATCCGCCTCAAACAATGCCACAGGCTCGCCAACTACAACCCGTTCAGCCGATGCGCCACCGGGCGCGCAGCACAGCATAAAATACACGGTAGGAACGGGTGGCGCTGGCCCAACCGCAGGACAAGCCACGAAGTTCTGGCAGAAGATCGAAGCCAACAACATTCGCAATTGGGGCTTTGGCGCTGCCGGTGCGGCGACCGTAACGGCCAGCGTTTGGTTGAAGTCCTCGGTTACGGGTACATACGCCATCGCTCTGATAAACGCCGCTGCTACTCGCAGCTACTTTCAGAACTGCGCCCTGACCGCTGCGACATGGGCAAAATGTGTCGTTATCATTCCAGGGGATACAGCCGGCACATGGGTTTCGACCGGCACCGCAGCGGGCGCTGGCCTTCGGGTGTTTCTTGAATGCGGGTCAACGATTCAGGGGACGCCCGGCGCATGGTTCAACGGCGACAACGAGTGTAGTTCGGCGCAGACCGCGCTGACGACGACAACCGGTGCCACGTTTCAGATGGGCAACGTCAAGTTGGAAGCGTCCCCCGTTCCGACGCCGTTCATCCCCCTGCAATACAAGGACGAGATCGAGATCGCGAGCCGCTACTACGCCAAGACCTTCCCGCAGGGGACGGTGGTGGCGCAGACTGGCGGCCTTGCCGGCGCGATATGCACAGTCGGCGCAAGCACAACAATCGGTAGCATTGGCGCACAGTGGCGCTTCCCGGTCGAGATGCGCGCGTCGCCGACGATCGTGACCTACAATCCGAGCGCCGGCAACGCCAACTGGCGCAACGTGACGGGCGCGGCTGATGCAGTGGTCAGCGTCGATATTCCGGTCGCTAAGGGCACGACGGGCGTGCCAATCGGCGAGATCACTACAGCCCCCGTCATCGCCTCTACATACTGCATCCACGCCACAGCAGATTCTAGGCTGTAGATAAATCGAGCTTCTAGGAGGACAACATGGCAGGTAACAGTTCACATACACGCGGCGGACAAGCTCACACCGTCCACACGACCGAGGCACGGGGCGACGCCAACGCGCGCGGGTGTGTGTCGCCCCTTGGCGGCGCGATGCAGCGTTACAGCGGCGACCAGTCAAAGCGGCAGGAAGCTGCAGAGCGGCCGCAGATGACGGGCAAGATTCACGGCGAGAATGGACTGCCGTGATGTTCGGATCACCGAAGCCTCCTGCACCGCCGCCCCCGCCACCGAACCCACCTACCTTCGCGGGAACGACGGCAGGGCCATCATCGCAGATGCCGAGCATATATGGCGGGCTTGGCTCGACTATCCTCACGTCGCCGTTCGGGGCACCTGACCAGAACGCCGTGCAGAGAAAGACGCTGTTGGGGCAATGACAGCGAAGCTGATTTATGAGTGGATTTCTCCGTCCGGCATCATAGCCATCGGTGTCCTGTGGGGGCTCATTCAGCAATTCATTTCAAGCCGGCGGACTGCTCATGCTGTCAAGGTCTTAGCCGCCACTACGCAGAACGCGCACGCTATCGCGCTTGTAACAGCGGACAAGATCGACGGCGTGGCAACCACTATAGAGGAAGTCAAGGTGCAGACCAACGGCATGTCACACCGCCTCGAGATTTTGGCACGGGAAGCCGGGAAGGCAGAAGGCATGGCAGAGGAGAAAAGGAACGTGGGTGGTGGAGAAGTTAGCTGATGGCTCTTGCGGTGAACTTGCTATTCAATGCTTTTCAGGCGGCGTTCCTGATATGCCGCCTTGGGAACCCCGTTCTTTGGGTGCTCCTCTTTGTGTTCTTGTTAAGGTGATCTGATGTACCTCGCACCTGGAAAGATAGTTTGGTCCCCAACAGCGACCTTCGGCGGCGTCATCGACGTGTCGCACTGGAACGGTCCAATTAACTGGCGCGAAGTGCCGGCCTCGATTGTGATGGTGATGATTAAGGCAACGCAGGGCGTGAGCAATGTCGATCCTCGATTCCAAGCGAATCTCGGCGGGGCACTTGGTACGGCGCGGCTGGCCGTACCTTATCACTTCCTCACAGACGACCCGGTTCAAACGCAGCTGGATAACCTGATCCGGGTGGTTGGGCATCTTCGCGGCCCTGTCATGATCGACTGGGAAGGACAGCCACGCCCGCCCGCCGCTCGGATGGAAACCTTCGGAGCGCTTGTGGCGAGTGCCATTGGCCGGCCGCCGCTGGCGTACCACGGAATGTATGATCCGTCGTCGCCGAAAATTCAGGCGTGGCCTTGGATGCTGCCGAAGTACGGGCTGGCTCCACACGGCGTGAAGTATCTGTTCTGGCAGGATCGCCCGAATCTTCACGTGCCTGGGATTCCGGCCTTGGTGGATCACAGCATCTTTTCCGGCACAGAGGGCGAACTTCGGGTGTGGCATCGTGACGGCACGCTGCCGGCAGGGTTCTAGGAGGGCACCATGAAATTCCATATCGACCCCGATACCCCTACAGTCATCCGGGACGAGGAGGGTGTGCCGGTTATAGAAACCGGGCTGCGGGCCAACTTCAAAGCTAACGAAGAACTGGCGGCGTTGGTCCTGGAGCGGTGGAATGCTGCAGAGGAGGAGTCGTGAACCCCAATGACATGCCCTGGCAAGTCAAAGCGGCGCTTGGGGCGTTCGTATATCTGTTACTTGGCGTGGCGCTCGCGCTGTCGTACTTGAAAGGCGATACGTCCTCAACTAGCATGATTGTAGGCGCGATCATCGGGCAGTTCGCTACTGTTGTTGGGTACTACTTCGGCTCGTCGGAATCGAGTCAGAAGAAGGACGCTGTTATTGCGGCAGCAGCTACGCCGTCCAAGGAGGAACCGAAATGACCGCAGGTATCTGGTTCTGGATTTTTTACGTTATCAGCCTTGTCTTTGGGGGAGGGTGGTACTGGCGCAATCCAGGTTCGCAGGCGTTCGGCCCTTACGCCCTGATGTTCTATATTCTGATCGGGCTGCTCGGTTGGGGCACATTCGGCGCGCCGATCAAATGACCCGCCTCATCCTCGCCCTAACCTTGGCTCTTGCCGGCTGTGGTGGGACGCAGGTCTCCCCTCCGGGAATGCTGAGCATCCCTGACGTGAACGCGCTGACAGCACAGACCGCGGCCATAACCGACGTGCCATCGTTCTACACCAACGGCCTCACTCTCGTGCAGATGCGATGCCGAAGCTATTTCGATCAGGCGACCCTCGACAACATTTCGCGAGTACAGACCGTCTCGCAGGTGAATGCGCTGACGGGGCTCGCGTCGGGGATTATGGGGATTGCAGGGGTAGCGGGAGGGCCGGTTGGGATTGCAGGGATGGCTGGCTCGGGCCTTGCAGGCCTCATCAACAACTCGAATCAGTATGCCCTCGCGGGTACACGCCCAGCCTCGATCGGCACATTGGTGATGACTGGTCAGCAAACCTTGATCGGCACAATGCCACAGCCGCGAACTGGTGCTGAAGCTTACGCCCGTATCTACGACGCGTACGCACCATGCAGCCCGGCGGGCATCGAGGCGTTGCAAGAGCAGGCCGTTGCGGCGGCGGTTAATCATCTGTCGGTTGTGGGTGCGCCAGCGCCGGGGCGTCTTAGCATAACGCCGGCTTACCGATCCTATCAAATCCGTGTAAACTGAGGAGAATAGCATGAGAGTTCTTACGCTTCCCGGCAAGACCATCACGCCGCCCCACAACGCAGCCGATCAGCCTTTCGACTTCCCAACAGAACTCGTCGGCAAGACTACCGACGTGACCGTTTACTACGATCCGAGTCTTGGTGCTCCAGGACTTGCCAACGCGAAGGCTCTACTCGCAGTCGCGCAGAAGGTATTCGAGCAGACTGCGACGTGGTTCGGCATTGCCGGGAAACCAATCATCGCTGTCGTGGCGGCGATCGACGGTAGCACTACTAACGGCACGGCGGGTGCGTACCACTACGGCTGTGACTTTCAGACTGGCGGCACCCTCTACATCGACGCCGCGTTCGGTAACTCTTCGATAGTCATTGGCCTCTACGAGGCGGAGCTGTCCGAGGCGTTTATGGGGGCGCAAGGGAAGGGGTGGAACTGCGGCGGTTCGGGAGGCGAGGCGCTATCACGGTGGCTGGCCGAAGCCGTTTCGGGAGGGCCGAATGGAGCGCTCGCCGCGTTCACATCGGCCCCGTCGTGGTATCTGGCAGGGCGGCCAAACTGGATCGACAAAGATCAGGGCACCGATCAGGATTACCCCTCAATCGGTTGTGGCATGGTCTATCTGTCATGGATGACTTCCCTCAACTACACCATCGACCAGATAACCAAGGCAGGCGGCAAGACGCTGGCCGAGAACTACAGGATTCTGACAGGAAAGAGCACAGCGTGGAATGACATGAGGGACGCCTTAAACGGCGTGAAGATTACGAATGACGACCCGTTTGGGAGTGCTACTCCTGGGCCGACCCCGCAGCCGACCCCGCAGCCGACCCCGCAGCCGACCCCGCAGCCGACCAACGAACCGCTTGCGATGATCGAAGAGATCGGAGCTTTGCTCGACGAGGCGACGGGGGTACTCAGCAACCTTCGGGACATCGTTAGTGGCCCGGCCACACGCGGCCATGAAGACCCTGATCCACAGCCGTAGGTCATAGCCAGTGTCCAGTGTAGAAGATCTACGCACGCACCTTGACGGCAAGGTGGGGGGTATGCGTATCCGCCGCTATAGTTGGTGGCTGCACTGGCGCGAGCTTTCCGACTACATTCTTCCCCGCCGCTATCGGTGGCTCGTGGTTGCCAACCAAGCAAATCGAGGGTCACCTATCAACTACAACATCGTGGACTCGACAGCAACACTCGCCGCGCGCACGCTTGCGGCGGGTATGATGGCAGGGATCACTTCACCTACGCGGCCCTGGTTCAAACTCAAGATCGAGAACGCTGAGGACGATCCAGAGGTCTCGATTTGGCTCTCTGAGTGCGAGAAACGCATGATGCGGGTCTTTGCGGAGTCGAATTTCTACACCGCGATGGCGGTTATGTACTTCGACCTCGTCGTGTTCGGTACTGCCGTCATCATTATCTATGAGGATTTCGAGAATGTAATTCACTGTTTCAATCCATGCGCCGGTGAGTATTTTGTGGAGCTTGATGCGAAGTTCAACCCGAATGTTCTTGCCAGAGAGTTCACGATGACACATCAGCAAATAGCTGATATGTTTGGGGTTGACAACGCCGGTCCAGATGTGCAACAATCCGTTAACACCTCGAACCCAGGTATGTCAGCTTCATCTACCCGAGAAAAACTCATAATGCACGTTATCGAGCCCAACAAAGGATATAACGACGTGGTTTCGAGTAGCTTCCCGTTTAGGGAAGTGTACTGGGAGTGGGGCTCACCGAAGGACAGGATACTCCGCGCGAAAGGCTTCTTCGAGTGGCCTGGGATGGTTCCCCGGTGGGACGTGGTGGCAAATGACCCCTACGGTCGAAGCCCCGGCATGGATGCTCTCGGCGACGTAAAGCAGCTGCAGCAGGAGACGCGACGGAAGGCGCAGGCTATCGACAAGATGGTAAACCCACCCATGATCGCTGATGTGCAGCTAAAAAACCAGCCAGCCTCGATGCTGCCGGGCGGGTGGACCTACGTAGCCGGTCTTGAC